ACGACTACTATATACCTAGTAACCTACTGCCTGTAAGTAACCAGGATATAGAAATACCAGAACCAGCGCCTATGGCTGTAGATATTGAAGAAGAAAAAAGGCTGATTAAAGAAGCGCTGTATAATATAGAAGTGAAAGCCGAAGTACCAGGAATGACAGACGTATATACTACAGAAGAAGAAGCACAGGCACGCGCCGAAGAACTAGGCGGTAGTGGTACACACCAGCACACCTTTGACGGCGAAACTGTATATATGCCCTTTGACACCCACGCAGAATACGAAACTAGCAAAGCAGAAAGCTACGACGACTACCCACAGGCGGCGACTAACAACGCTAAGCGTATGCTAGGCTGGATAGACAAATACGGTAGGGACGTAGTAACCGCTGGAACTAACGTAGGGTTAGCTAGGGCGCAGCAATTAAGCAGTCGCGAACCAATTAGCCTAGATGTTTTAAAACGCACTAGAAGCTATTTAGAACGCGCTAAAACTTACAGTACTGTAGACGACAAACTAAAAGACGAACCCTGGCTAGATAACGGTTTTGTAGCTTACAACTTATGGGGCGGTGAAGCTATGCGCGTATATGCAAATAAGAAGCTAGCCGAACTAGAAGACAATGCCTAAACAACTGCTAACTAAACAGTTTAAGCAAGTCTGGCAAACGTCCGTAGAACGTGAACGCGGTAAAATGGAACGCCAGTATATAGCTAAGCTACGCAAATGGTATAACGCCGAATACGCTAAAGGCGTCCAGCAGTTTGTAGACGAAGGGCGTATAATAGTACAGGGTTTATTCCCAGTAGCTTATTTAACTAAATTCTACGAGGACTACTACGAAGAAACTGGACTACACTTTGCGAACTGGTATTTTAAGAACTATAAGAAGTTTGTAAAGAAGCAAAGCGCCGACCAATACCAAAACCAATGGCGTACAAGTTTTGCTAGTTATGGCGCTGCGGTAGCTAAAACAAACGTAACACTAGTACAGGGTACAGCGTTAAAAACCCTTATAGCTCTTACAACTAAACTAAGCCGCGATCCAGAATTTATGGCTGTAGGCGCAGCTGAACAAGCGCGTATATTACGGCGTCAATTCGACGGCTATAGTAAATACCAAGCTGAACGTTTTATAAGAACAGAAACCACAGCTATAAGTAATAAGGCTATACTAGAAAGCGCTAGTACTATTTTTCCAAAAGACCAACTGCAAAAGGAATGGTCCACGTCTTTAGATGGACGCGAACGCGATAGCCACGCAAGGGCAGACGGACAAACTGTACCTTTTAACCAGCCTTTTATAGTGCAAGGCGAAGAACTTAAAGAACCAGGCGACAGGAACGGCAGCGCTAGTAACATAGTAAACTGTAGATGCGCCGCTATACCAGTACCTATAGAAGACGCTGTAGCTGTAGAAGGTTTGGAAAATATAGGCGTACAGTTAGCTGGCGAAAACCTAACAGGTGGACTAACAGCCGCAGACGTAGCAAGTATAGCAGCAACTATAGGCGCACCAAAACCAAAACCTAAGCCAAGGTACAGCGGACCAGACCAAGGCAAAGGCGAACCGCTAGGCGACTACTTAGAACGTACAGAACACCCAGGATATAGCACCTGGCAGCAGTTAGATAAAATGGAAAAAGAAGGTTACGACGTAGGTAACTTAGAATTTACTAAACTATTGCAAAAAGACGTAAACCTATTACTTACAAATAGTAGTAGCTACAGCGACGTATGGAACCAAGTAAAACTAAATACCCAACGTTTTGGTAAGGACGTTAAAACTATAGTAGCACACGAATACGGACACGCAATACACAACCAACTAGGCTGGGCTAAAAAGGGCGCTAGTACAAACAAAATAGTTTTAAAGTATTTTGAAAAATACCAAAAAGACCTAGGCGTAGGAATGGGCGGTCCTAAAATTACAGCGCTTAAAAACAACTTAAATAGAAACTTAAAACTAAGTGGCGACAAATTTAAAGAACTGCGTAAAAAATTTCCTAACCTAACAGATAAACAGTATAAGGAATACTGGACCGATACCGCCGACTTTTTAGGCGCTATTACTAGAAACGAAGTAGGCTACGGACACACTAACCTATACTATAATTCTTACTATAAGCAGCACGCTGAATTTTTAGCACACGTAGCCGAAAATTACTATAATGGAAACCCAGTATTTAAAGCTATGTTTCCAAAGATATACGACGAAACTATACAACTTTGGGACGAACTAATAAAAAGTATATAATGGAAAAACTAATAAAACTTATAGAAAAATACGAAGCGCTACACCCAGAACTAGAAACGCCGTTAAATTACTTAAATGTTTTAGGCGACGAACAGCTAACAGAATTACTAGACAAAGCGCTAAAAGAAAACCTAGTACTACAGTATATAGACGAAGGCGAAAACACCCTAGACGGTGGCGAAGTAACACTAATAAAAAAACCGTAAATTTGTACAAATTATTCTAATATGAGTATTTTATTTAAAAGCGCGCCACTAGGCGAACTAGTAGACGCTGACGAAAAAAAAGGTATTGTAAAAGGGTACGCTAGCTACTTTAATAATAAAGATAGCGACAGCGATATTATACGCCCTGGTGCATACGCCAAGACGATCAAAGAAAACGGACACCGCGTTAAATACTTATACCAGCACAATATGGCGCAGCCACTAGGTAAAATGGTAGAACTAGTAGAAGACGACAAAGGTTTAATGTTTACAGCTGAAATAGCTAAAACTACACTAGGTAACGACGTTATCGAACTAATGAAAGCTGGCGTAATTACCGAAAACAGCGTAGGTATTCTACCAATGCAAAAGGAAAACAAAATGGACTACCGCGAAATAACGGAAGTAAAGCTATACGAAGTAAGCGCCGTAACACTAGCGGCTAACGACCAAGCTAAAATACTAGACGTTAAAGGCGAAAAAGCCCAGGAAAACATTTTAAAAAGATACGATGCACTAGCTAAGCTTGTACGCAAAGGCGACATAAGCGACGAAATGGGCTACTGTATCGAAGCCGAACTACTAAAACTAAAGGGTTTATTCTCTAAAGCTACTGCGCCGTCTATTGACACGCAGCCAGTGGATAACAGCCAAGAGGTTTTCGAGTATTTAATAAATAAATTTAACAACTAACTTTTTTAATTTTTCTATAATGGAAGATAACACTAAAAAACACCTAGACCAATTAGGCGACGTAATCGACGCTAAACTGGAAAAGGCTTACGGTCAAGCGCTAGAAAGCGCTACTGGAAAAGCAGACGAAATGTTAAAGTCTGAAATTTCTACACTAACAACTAAATTTAACGAACGTATCGACGCGTTAGAAGTATCTAATAAAAAGAACTTTGAAGCTGGCAAAAAAGCAACTTTCAAAGGCGCTTTAATAGAAGCTATTGAAGGCGGTGCTATTGACGCTATGCGTAACGGAATGTCTAAAGCTGCACGTTTCGAAGTGAAGGCGGATATGACTACAGGAGCCGATTTTACAGGTGAGGTGATACCAGCTGACCGCGTACCAGGCTACAAATATGACCCTACACGTTTGGTTCATATGCGCCAGCTAATCGCGCAAGGTTCTACTGCGTCTGACGTAGTACGCTTCGTAAAAGAAAGCGGTTATTCTAACGGTGCTGGTGCAACAGCTGAAGGTTCTACACTATCTCAGTCTGACTTTGACTTTACAGCGTCTGATGCTAACGTACAGAAAATTGGTACATACTTTAGAATTTCGGAAGAGATGCTAAACGATACGCCACAGCTTACTAGCTACCTTTCTGCACGCGCGCCAGAAAAACTATTAGAAGTAGAAGACAACCAGATCTTAAACGGTACAGGCGTAGCGCCACAGCTAAGCGGTATTATTTCTGATGCTACAGCTTTTGCTGCTGGTGGGTTTGCTAACGCTATTGAAAGCGCTAACGAGTTTGACGTACTTACTGTAGCGTTAAACCAATTAGCACTAGCTAACTACGCTGCTGACTACATTATGATTAACCCTACTGACTTCCACAAAATTTTATTACTAAAGTCTTCACAAAACGAATACCTAGTAAAAGATTGGAACCAAGGGCTACAGCCACGTATTAACGGTGTACCTGTTATTTTGAATACAGCTATTACTTCTGACAAGTATTTAGTAGGTAACTTCGGAATGGGTACGCAGTTATGGGTACGTGATAACGTAGGTGTAGAATTCTTTAAAGAAGACGGCACTAACGTACGCGACGGTTTTGTAACTGTAAGAGTACAGGAACGCGTAGCGCTTACCAACTATCTACCTAACGCCTTTGTAACTGGCGACTTTAGCGTAGACAAAGCAGCCTTAGAAACTGCCTAGTAGTATAACGCTATACACTAACAAAACCCTGGCTAACCGCTGGGGTTTTTTTATACCCTGTAAAAAAGTTTAAGAATTATTTGCATAGTTTAATATTAGTTTGTAGTTTAGCCAAACAAAACAAAAACAAATAAATGAAACTAATCAACACAATCGAGGTAGAATTTTCAAAAGACTTATATAAGTTAGAAGTTTTAATAGGTGAATTTGGTACTAGGTTCTACCACCTATATACAAACGGTAACTTCAATAAAAGCTACAAAAGGCTACCAAGTGATTTGAGAAGTTTTTTCGGACTTTAAAAACAAACATTATGAAACGCAAGATAGAAAACTTTATATTCGACACAATTATATACGTAGCTGCTTTTGGACTAGTATGCACGTTTTGCCAACTATGCGCGCACGCTGACAAATGGGTAGGGCTATGAAGTATATAAAGCCAATACTAGGCTGGGGTTTATTAGCGCTGGGAATGCGCGACCTAGCTTTATACGACGACGTAGTAGGTACGTTTTTTATGTTTTTTTTAGGAATAAGTGTATTAAGTTATGACAAAAAATAGTATATTACAGGAATTTAAAAACCTGGTAGACCAGGA